AGTAATACTCAAAAGCCCATCCTCAAAATCAACTGATCTAACTTCCGTGTCATCAGAGAGTGTCCAGGCTCGTGTAAATGACCGTTGAGCCAGACCTTTGTGAAGGTACTTAGTTTCCGTTTCTTTATCTTCTTTTTGACCTTCAACAAAAAGTTTTCCGTCTTGTGTGTAGACATTGACTTCTGCCTTTTTAAATCCTGCAAGTGCAAGTTCCAAACGTGATTCTACGTTACTTACATTAACAAGATTATATGGAGGATAGTTGGAAGTAGTTTCGTGAAGGTGAAACAGACGATCAAAGTATTCGTCCATACCAATGCTGTTGCGAGTAATCCGATCCATAAGTTGATCTAGATTGGCAGCATTATACTTCATGAGATTGTTCATCATGGTAGCTCCTTTAAAAGCGAGTTTGTGTTGTGTGGACCCTTTCGGCATCCAATAATAATTATATCACAAATAAAAAAAGAGGCGGTAGGATAACCGCCTCCAAAAGTAGAACTAACCGTAAAGTAAATTATATCTCTCGTATAAAGTGCGGTTGTCCGCACCTTTTATTTATTCTTCTACCTTTTTGGTTTTCTTACCAATGTTGTACTTTTGTTCCAAAATCCATTCACCTTTCTCTTTATATGCAAGAACTTTGATTTGATTCAAAGGAGCAATATCAGTGATTGATTCTGGTTTTGCTATGCTTAAAAGACCCCAATCAACAAGCAACTTGGCGATTCTATTACGTCTCTGAACATCGTTCTGAGTCAAGTTCGCATGTTTGCCATCAAGAGCAAACAATTCCTTAAAGTGAACGATATAGTACTTACCCTGTTTGTGCAGAATGTGGCAAGACTGATAGAGTTTCTTTTCTTTTCTGGAAGCGACTCCAATTCTCGTAAGAGTTTCTCGGACTTTCAAAAAATCATCAGGTTCATTGAGACTGACTTCGATCATCTGGTCTTGCGACCATTTAACTTCTGGTTCCACCGTAGTCATTTTGTTCCTCCAACTTCAAGTTTAGATTTAATAAAATTGATCTGTTCATTATTTAGGATTTTGAGAGCCTGGAACGCTTTTTCATTACTATAACCATAGTAACGTTTGACACATTCTAAGTCATCAATTTTATCCTTACGGAGCCAAGGAGAAAATCTCTTCTGCTTCCTGATGCTATTTAGATAAAATTGATACTGCATATCTTTGTCGAGATGATGATTGATATTCATCTCATTTGCATACATTACACAATCAATAGATCCTGCAAGGCACTTGTTAATAATGAAAGGAGGATACTTCTTTATACAATCAGGATCTTCTTCCATCAAATTCTTCTTGTTGAAATTGATAGAATTCAACCAATCTTTCAATTCGTACATTATTTAAAAACCGCTGTAACGCTTACTACTGTTGCTTCTGGATTACGAGCAAGAGCGACCTTTCTTGCATCTTGATAATCTCTTGCTATTACTTGCTCTTTGAATACAATACCTGCTTTGTACAGGGTCACTTCACACTTCATAATTTAGTAGAACTAATTCTTTTCTTTCCTGTTGATCCTTATTATAAGACCCAACGGATCTCATTGTATAGGTATGAGAAAATTCAGCAGTATTCCAATCAGTAAAACGATCTTTTACAAGTTGATCAGAATTGTAACTGATCAACATTGGTTGACTTTTGTTTAAGTTGCAATCACTTGCAAACTTATCATGGTCAAATCCCTTATGCATAGATCCTTTCTTCCCATACAAATTGTCTTTAATGTCATATGGAGGATCCAAGTATAGAAAAATCTTACTATCACAATCCATCATGATCTCATATGAGAAATTGGTAATCTTCCAATTCTTAATGAGTTCAGAGTATTCTGGCAGTTTTTCTATTCCGCGCATTGAGAAGTTTGATTCTGACGCGGCGGGTGAAAAGGATGAGGACTCAGTGAGACCAGAAAAAGAGCACTTGTTAAGAACGTAAAAACTAACGGCACGATGAAAGGGTTCAGTGTCGGTTTCATTTAGATAATCCTTTGCTTGTTGGAAAAGGTTGCGAGCAGATGTTGGATCACAATAACGCTGCTTTAATTGTACCAACTCATTACGCATTTTACCACCATTCTTTTGGAGTTGGTCCCAAAAAGTATAAAGGGGTTCATACAAATCATTGACCCAAATCGACAGACTTGGGTTCATCTTTGTAACATAAATTGCAACTGATCCCCCGCCAACAAATGGTTCTCTGAATTGTTTATAATCAGAAAAATCTGGAAAGAATTGAGACAGTTTAATAGTTGCTCTACTCTTTCCGCCAGGGTATCTAAGGGGTGTTTTCAGGGATTTCATAATCAGCAGGATGGTATTTCAAGAATTCCCAGAAGGTCATTTTCATTTCCTTCTGAGTCATGCCACAATGTGCAGCAGCGGCAGGTAAAGTCATTTTAGCACGAAATAGTCCTTCGTTAGCCTCATCGACAAGCTGTGGTGTTGTTTTCACTTTTGGTTCTACCAATTTAGATTTATCGATAATCAATAGTCCCATTATTATATCCTCCTTCAAGTTTTTCAACCAAAGTATATGTTAGATAATCTACACTATCAGTCATGAGACGATAACCAGCACCAACATAGAGTTGACCAGCAACTACGGCAACTGTACAAACTCCCCAGAAGTAATAATAAAATCTAGACTTTACCTGATGTTGTTTCTTTTTCATGATCACAGAATAAGTTTTTTCTTTTCTGGTGTTGCAAGTTTGGTTGGATTTAGCATACGCTCAAACTGTTCGGCAATCTCATCAGCAGGTTCGGTAATATACATTACAAATTGCTTGCTCAGTTTAATACCTTCACTATCCTTCTTTTCAAGAGGACACCAGGGAACAAATCCAACAGTACCATTTGCATTGGGAATTGGACTAATTCCTTTATGAATTATGTAGTGATCTCCATCTTCAATGAGATTGCATACAATTTCTTCGCCAGAGGTTACTTTAATAAGTTTAATGTTCATTTCAGACTCCTAAAAGTTTTTCAAGTGGGTTTTTAACTTTGGTTTCAACAATAACTTTTTTCATTTTATTTGCAACGTTACCGTCATGAAACTCTACTGCTTTTCTGCTGTTTTCCTTGGGAGTAACATATTCCAAATTTTCAACCAAGTTGTTTTCTGGATTATGGTCAATGTGATTAATGTAAACAGTGTCCCGAATAAACTGTTTCGCACTTTCTGGACAAGCATCCCAGTCTTCCTTTGGAATTGGAGGAAACTCATCAATTGGTTTGAAAGCTGCCATTACAAGACCATGTATTGAGAAATTTCTCTTTATACTGTTTTTTGAGTTTCCAGAAGCTGAAAACTCATAGTCATCAAAGAATCCAACAGGAAACTTTAAACCAATCCTACATTCTTGAACATAACCATAAGTTGCATGTTTCTTGTAAAAGCAAGACAAAATATTCTTGTGGTTTGGATTAATAACGTTAGTAAATCCTCGTGTTGCACGAACTTGCTGAATATGAGACATAATTCTACCATGATTGGAGATTGAATACCAATCATGGACTTTTCCATCAACAACTATGTTTTTCCAAATTTCCTTGGTCATTCTTCAACCATCCCAACGAACTCAATGTCTTCTACTTGATCTGCTGTTACTTCATGAGTACCAATACGATACCAGTGTTTTCCCTCTTTTTGACCAAGATACTCAAACTCATCACAAGTATTTTCTCGCAACCATGCTTGAAGACGATGGTGCATTAATTCATTTCTACTAATCATTTGAAGTTACACTCTACCATAATTTCGGTCAACGCCGCCAAAAGGTTGATCTCCTGATCGGCAACAAATGCGATCTGATACTGATACTTAGCAATAATGAGGACAGCAGCAGCAAGGGAAGGACCATCGACGGATGAAGGAAGAGCATCGTAAACACGACGCAATAGTACACTAGGATCATTGTCCAGATTATTGACGACCCATTTACGAACTGACGGATAGTCCTTCTCTTTAAAACTTTTGAGTAGTTCATTTACCGAAACGTCTGAGAACGATGCAAGAATTGCCGAATCAATTTTACCACCCACGGAGTATCGTTGACACTCGTTGAGAACTCGTCGCCAATCGGGGAAGTGTTTGTTGATGAGTTCGATGAGAACTTTTTGATCATATTCAACGCCTTCTGCCGTAAGAATAGACCCGAGACGCTGGAAGAACTTTGCTGCGATTGCAGGTTTGTCCTTGGATTTAATTCCGAACTCGACCACTGCACATCGGGAGTGGAGAGGTTCGATAATCTTGTTCTTGTAGTTGCAGGTGAAGATGAATCGGCAGTTGTTATAAAATGCCTCAATATTCGCCCGTAATAAGAGTTGTACGTCGTGGGTCGTGTTGTCAGCTTCGTCAATAATGATGACTTTGTGCTTCGCGTCAGCAGAAAGAGAGACGGTCGAAGCAAAGTTCTTTGCTTGATTCCGCACCGTGTCAAGAAATCGTCCTTCATCAGATCCATTAATTACAATATAGTCACATTGAAGTTCTTCACAAAGTGCCCTGGCAATTGTCGTCTTGCCCACACCAGAAGTACCACAAAGAAGAAGATTGGGAATCTCACCCTTGCTCAGCATATCAGAAAACGTCTGCTTAATGCTGTCAGGAAGAATACAATCTTCAACGGTTTTGGGTCGATACTTTTC